TTGTTGACATTCCCCAATTCCTTATTAGACTCTTGCTTCAACGAAACGAATCAGGAGTCTTTTATGAAGCCCGCTCACTGTCTTACTCATCCCGTACTTGGTTCATGGTTTTTTAAGTGTCCCGTTTATATCCGTTATGAGCACCTTCATCACGGTCGTCTTATCAAGGTTCGCGCTGTTCGTGATTTGTCCCCGCGTCAGCAGCTTATTGCTAACCCTAAAAATTGCTTTGACGTTGTTATTGCTGAGATTGATGTTACTTATGGCTCCATTACTTGGTTTGACTATGAGCATGAGGAGTATGATGAGTTTGAGCCTGATGTTATAAATGGCCTCGTTAACTATATTGATATTCCTCACGTCATTCGTTCTGAGGAAGACCCTACTGTTTCTGTTGATGATATGGATTGGCTTTATGAAATTGCGGAGTAAATTATGGAGACTGTTATCGGAAAATTTATTGCTCTGGCTGTTGTTGCTTTTATGCTGTATGGAATTACCCGCTTAATTTTGAGGTTCCCGTGAAGTATTTTAGTTTGGTTGATGAACATTATGCTTATTGCCCTGATACGAGGATTTTGCACATTACTCGCAGTCGTGTTTCTGACCCTCGCTACGAGCGTTGCTTTCTTACTGATGAGGAGCATTTTGCGCTATTGGATTGGTTGAAAAACCGTCCAACTTGCGTTAATTCTTGGCAATCTTCTGAAATACCCTCTATATTGCCCTCATAGTTTCACTACGAGGGCTTTTTCGCATGGCTACCGAAATCTTTTCTGATGTTGTTAAATCTGTTTGGTCGCACGCTACGGCTAAGCACGCCCATCTTCGTATGGCTGTTCAGGTTGATAATCGTAGTCGCCTTCTTTCTGATTTGGTTTACCAGTTGGAAAAACGCCTCTCCGAAGAGACTCATCTGGATGATGAGACTTATGCCCTTTATGAATCTCAGACTGGCCTTTTGGAAGACCATATGGCACTGGTTCGGAAGTGTGCAGCCCAACTTGATAATAGTAACACTATAGACCACCGCACCCCGTTGGACCCTGAATGTGTTTTTCTTTTTGAGATGATTTGTCCAGGTGTCCGCTATGGTAAGACGCTTAATTCGCTTTGGAGTAAGTATGCTGCCCAGTGGCCTGAGAAATTGATTCGTCAGGAGCTCGACATGGTCAAGCCTTTATCCTTTAAGGATGAGGTTGCCAAGTACATGGAAAAAATGCAGGAAAAAACACGCAAAAACCGCATGACTCAGAAAGTTATCAATGAGATGCGTATTGCTCACCAGAAAGGCTGGTTCTTTGTGTTTGACACGTTGACCCTTGCCGATGACCGTTTGCAGGCATTCAATGAAAACCCCAATGCTCTTCGTGATTATTTTAGGACTGTTGGTCGAGCTGTTCTGCGCGCTGAAGGTCGTTCGGTTAAGGATTCCTACAACGACTGCTATCGCTATCTTTGTGTGCCGGAGTTTGGAGGTCAGCACGGTCGTCTTCATTGGCACGTTGTGCATATGGTGCGGACTCTTCCTTTGGGAAGTCATGACCCTAACTTCGGTCGCCCGGTACGTAATTATCGCCAGATTAACTCGTTCCGTGGCATGTGGCCCTATGGCTTTACGCAACCGATAGCCGTTCGTTATCAACATGACGCTTATTCTCGCAAAGGTTGGTTATGGCCTGTTGACAAATCAGGAAAAGCAATGCAGAGTAAGCCGTATCAGGCGGTCGCATGGTATGTGACCAAGTATGTAGCTAAGCAATCTGACCAGCGTCAGAAGGCTATTACCGAGAGACAAAAGAAATGCAAGAATCCATTAATGGCAATCTGTCTGAAGAAAGAATTTCGGGTGCGCAGCAGCCGGAAGCTTGGAATGGAGCTCCCGTCAATGGCTCACCTGAGCAACAAAGTGCTTCTGGAGCTGAGTCGAATCAGCTTCGATTCCAGTCCTCTTTATCAGATAGTGAAAGAGAACGCCAAAAAGCAACTGACCTTGAACATCGGCGCGCTGCCTTTGCACGTCATTTTGGATGTGCGCCCGGAAGTGAGAAGCATGTTGAAAGCTATTCGTCGTTTGATGAAAAAGACACCAGAGTTCAACTGGCAGAGTTCTATCGCTTCAATGACGGTCACCTTAAAAAATGGGGATATTTCTGATGAAGCACGTCAATACATTATTGATGCAGGAATTACGCCTACTGATTTGCGAGCTAAAGCGACTCAAACTTTCGGCGGTAAGTGACCCGGATTTTTCCCAGGAGAAAATTCATGCTGAGCTCGACTCGTTATTATGCAAGTTATCGCGCCACTTTGACTAAGCAGTTGATGTTTCTTACAAAAGCTGATTTTACCAACGATGACGAGAAATGGCTTAATGCCTTTGGTAATCTTCTCCGTCAGTGGTTTCAGATTGAAGATTGGAAAGGCAATCATAAAAAATTGCTTGACGACTTGAAAAGACGTGATTATCTTTGACTCGAATCTTACATAAGGAGTTACTCATGAATATTGTTTCTGATGTTAATTACGCCACTTCTGTTGCTGCTCTTCGCATGTTACAGGCTAGTTCTGTTCTGGATATCACCGAGGAAGATTTTGACTTCCTGACTGGTGATAAGATTTGGATTGCTACTGACCGCAACCGTGCGCGTCGCTGTGTAGAGGCTTGTGTTTATGGAACGCTGGACTTTGTCGGCTATCCTCGCTTTCCTGCTCCTGTTGAGTTTATTGCTGCCGTCATTGCTTATTATGTTCATCCCGTCAACATTCAGACAGCATGCCTCGTTATGGAAGGCGCGGAGTTTAGCGAAAACATTATTAATGGCGTCGAGCGCCCGGTTAACGCCGCTGAGCTCTTCGCGTACACCCTGCGTATTAAGGCAGGATTCAAAGAAACTGTAATTGATGCCGAAGAGAATGCTCGTCAGAAATTACGCGCAAATGGGTTGAAATGATATGAAAAAAGCACGTCGTTCTCCTAGTCGTCGTAAAGGTGCTCGCCTCTGGTATGTAGGCGGTTCTCAGTTTTAATTATGGGCCTTCGGGCCCCTTAAGGATTATTAATGTCTAATGTACAAACTTCAGCTGAACGTGAAATTGTTGACCTCTCTCATCTTGCTTTTGACTGTGGCATGATTGGTCGCTTGAAAACTGTTTCATGGACTCCTGTTATCGCTGGCGATTCCTTTGAGCTTGATGCTGTTGGTGCTTTGCGTCTTTCTCCTCTGCGTCGTGGTTTAGCCATTGATTCTAAGGTTGACTTTTTCACTTTCTATATTCCGCATCGTCATGTTTATGGTGATCAGTGGATTCAATTTATGCGTGATGGTGTTGATGCTTCGCCGCTTCCTTCCGTTACTACTACTAAGTATCCGGATGATGCTGGTTATGTTGGTACTATTGTTCCTAAGAGCAACCGTATTCCTAAGTTTTTGCATCAGTCTTATCTGAATATTTATAATAACTATTTCCGTGCGCCGTGGATGCCTGAGCGTACTGAAGCTAATCCTTCAAACTTAGATCGTGATGATTCTCGTTATGGATTCCGTTGTTGCCATCTTAAAACTATTTGGTCTGCTCCTCTTCCTCCGGAAACTAAGCTCGCTGAGCAAATGGGCATTGAAAGCAATTCCATTGATATTATGGGTTTGCAGGCCGCTTATGCGCAGCTTCACACTGAGCAGGAGCGTACTTATTTTATGCAGCGTTACCGTGATGTTATCTCCAGCTTTGGCGGTTCAACCTCCTATGATGCCGATAACCGACCGTTGCTTGTTATGCATACCGATTTTTGGGCTTCCGGTTACGACGTTGACGGTACCGACCAATCTTCCCTTGGACAGTTTTCGGGGCGAGTTCAACAGACGTTTAAACACTCAGTGCCGCGATTCTTCGTGCCTGAGCATGGTGTCATGATGACTTTGATGCTGGTTCGCTTCCCGCCTATCAGTCCTTTGGAGCATCATTATCTTGTTGGTCGTAATAATTTGACTTATACCGACCTTGCTGGTGACCCGGCTTTGATTGGTAATTTGCCGCCGCGTGAGATTTCTTATCAGGACCTTTTCCGTGATGGTCGCCCGGGCATTAAGATTAAGGTTGCCGAGTCTATCTGGTATCGTACTCATCCGGATTATGTTAACTACAAGTATCAGTTACTTGAGGGTTTCCCGTTCCTTGATGATGCGCCCGGTACGACTAGTGGTGATGACCTTCAGAAGGCTATTCTCATTGACCATAATGACTATAATGCCTGTTTCCAGTCTCAGCAGTTGCTTCAGTGGAATAATCAGGCTCGTTATAATGTTAATGTTTATCGCCATATTCCTACTGTTCGTGATTCTATTATGACCTCTTAATTCATGGGCCTTCGGGCCCATTAAGGATTTTTTATGTATCAAATTTTTGTTACTAAGCATGATACCGCCATTCAGACCTCCCGTTTTTCTGTTACTGGCAGTATCACTCCTGTTGCGCCTACTGGTAATATCCCTGTTATCAATACTGGTAATATTACTGCTGAGCATGCTGTTGTTAGTCTTTATGCTAATTTGACTGCTGGCACCTCTTCTGATGGTTCTTTTATTGTTGCTATGAAGGTTGACACTTCTCCTGCTGACCCCAATTGCGTTATCTCTGCTGGTGTTAACCTTAGTTTTGCTGGTACCTCATACCCGATTGTTGGCATTGTTCGTTTTGAGTCTGCTTCTGACCAGCCCACTTCTATTGCTGGTAGCCAGATTGAGCATTACCCAATTGAAATGTCTGTAGGTTCTGGTGGTGTTTGTTCTGCTCGCGATTGCGTTACTGTTGATATTCATCCTCGCGCTTTTGGCAATAATGTTTTTGTTGGCGTGATTTGTTCTAGTGCTAAATGGACCTCCGGTCGTGTGCTTGGTACCATCGCTACGACTCAGGTTATTCGTGAGTATCAGGTCCTTCAGCCGCTTAAATAAAAGGCCGCCGCACTCCTGGTTATGTGTCTGCCCAGTGTAGGGCGGACCGAGCCATACGGAGATACCCGATAAACTAGGAACGTGGAAGGCGTTAGCCGCCTTCCCTCCTGCTAAGCCCAAAAAGGAGCTTACAATATGCTTGGTAGTATCATTGGAGGCATTGGTTCATCGCTGCTCGGAGGAATTGCTTCCGGCGGTATCTCCAGCCTCCTTAATAAAATGTTCAGTAAAATGCCAGAACATGCCGCCTCTTCTGCTGGCCTTACTAATGGTCAAGGTACTATTGGTATGGATACTGATGCTGGTATTCAGTCTGCTATTCAGGGTTCTAATGTTCCTCCTGCTGGTCAATTGCCCGCTTCTAATACTTCTGGTGTTATGGCTGATGCTGGTAATATGATTCGTAATGCTGGTAGAGCTTTGCTTGATGGTACGATTCAGGCTGGCTCTGATAAGGTTAAAGAGGCTCTTATTGATAAGTTGGTTGGAGGTAATGATGCTAAAGACCGAGGAAAGGCAACCCGTGATTACTTGGCAGCGGCTTTCCCTGAGCTCAACCCGTGGGAGCGTGCTGGAGCTGGTGCTTCCACTGCCGGGTTAGAGTCTTCTGCTCAGAATCAACAAAAAGAGATGCTTAAAATGCAACTGGATAACCAGAAGGATATTGCTAAGATGCAGATGAATAACAATTTGCAGATTGCTGGAATTCAGTCCGCTACATCTCGTCAAAATACGAAGGATTCTGTTTATGCCCAGAATGAAATGCTTCAGTATAATCAACGTGAGTCGCAGGCACGCGTTGCGTCTATCCTCGCCAACACTGACCTTACGACTAAGCAGGCCACCCATGAAATTATGAGGATGGCTCTTACTCGTGCTCAGGAAACTGGTCAGCATTTGACTAACTCTCAGATTATGGCTTTGGAGAAAAAGGTTTATGCAGAAATTGGAAAAATTCATCAAGATACTCAAAATTCTCGTTATGGTAGCTCTCAAGTTACTGCCGCAGCGAAAGACGTTACGAATATGATTACTGACGCCTCTTCAGGTCTTGCTGATTGGGCCTCCCAGCAGTGGGATTCGTTCTTTAAGGATGGCAAGTCTGATGGCATTCCTCTCAATACTAGAAAATAA